TTACGAACAACAACGGGAAAAACGGTCAAATGGGTGATTTTGGCGCTACTCGCGGCGGCTTTATGACGCCGGAGGGAGTAACCGTCAAAGACACTCGTAACAAGCGCAGCGTGTGGACGGTCACGACCAAGCCTTACAAGGGCGCACACTTCGCCACCTTCCCGCCTGACCTGATAGAGCCGTGCATCCTCGCCGGATCGCGGCAGGGCGATATTGTCCTCGACCCGTTCATGGGTAGCGGCACCACGGCGCAGGTAGCGGTGCAGCATGGGCGGCAGTATCTTGGGTGTGAGTTGAACCCGGCTTACGAGGCTATGCAGCAAGAACGGCTGACCGGCGCACAGGTAAATTTGTTATGAAAATACGAGGCCGGTACTACAACCCCACGTTGACCGAGGCGCAGTATCGTGAGGCGTTAGCAATCGCCGCTCGACAACGCGCCATTCCGACTAACAAGGAACTGTGCCGGAAGCACGATGTACCGCTTTGGTGGACTGTGCATCAAGCCGGATACCGCGCTGCGGCTAAACACAAGGCGTTTTGGGCAGACTACAGCGCCGCACGGATAGCGCGTAAAGAATGGCTCGGGCTGTTAGAGCAACGCGCAAAGGCGTGGAACGTCAAGGCGCACATCATTTCCAAAGCGATATCGCACGGCATCAAAACTTACGACAAGGCATCATGCGCGGCTTCAACTTCCAATCAGACCTGAACGCGGACAACGACCTCCCGCCAAACCCATACCGTGCGCTGTGGGCTGCGGTACTCTGGCAGGCCATCACCGACTGCACCAAGACGGGCCGGGAAGATGGATGGCAGGCGATGCGGTGGATTAACAGCACGGAGGATGGCATCGGGTCGATGCAATGGATATGCGATATGATCGGCCTTGACCATGCGCGGCTGCAGATGCGTTGCCAGACACGCGAGGGGCGAAAGGCTATAATCGGCGCAAGGAAGAAGGGCGGGTTTCAACCACGATGCGCTATGCCATGCGACGAGATATGAACGACGCGACTGTTACCGATGCGGTAAAGGCGGCGGGGTTCGATGTATGGGACTTTGCCCGGGCGGGGCATTCCATCCCCGACAAACTCGCGGTTAAGCCGCTGCCGTGCGGTAAACCGTTCGTGTGTTGGCTTGAAATCAAACACGCCAACGGCACGTTGAGCGATAAGCAGGCGGCATTTCGCGCAGTATGGGAACCACGCGGCGAGTGGATAGAGGCACGCGATCCCGAGGCGACGGTGAGGCAGTTGCGGGAACTTTACCAGTTGGCGATAAGACCGGAGCATTGCCGATGATTTACACGGGGGATTGTCTGGATGTGCTTCGGACGCTGCCCGCCGACTCCGTTGATGCCATCGTGACCGACCCGCCCTATGGCTTGTCATTTATGGGCAAGCGGTGGGATTACGATGTACCGAGCGAGGCGATATGGCGCGAGTGTTTGCGGGTGCTGAAACCGGGCGGGCATCTTCTCGCCTTTGCCGGTACGCGAACACAGCATCGGATGGCGGTACGGATTGAAGATGCGGGGTTTGAAATACGCGACATGATTGCTTGGGTATATGCGTCCGGGTTTCCGAAATCGCTGGATGTATCGAAGGCGATTGATAAGGCGGCGGGCGCGGAGCGGGAGGTGGTGGGCATTCGAAAAGTGTCCTTGTCTGATTTGGGGCAAGGCAGCGGGTGGAATGCGCTAGACACTTCGTCTGGGCAATACAATTACACCGCCCCCGCCACACCCGCCGCCCGCAAGTGGGCCGGATGGGGTACCGCCCTGAAACCCGCGCTGGAACCTATCACCGTAGCCCGCAAGCCGCTTATCGGCACGGTAGCCGAGAATGTGTTGGCGCACGGCACGGGTGCGCTGAATGTGGATGGGTGCAGGGTGGCGACGGGTGAGGCGTTGGGCCGATTTAACAACGCACGCACCGAGGGGTCCAGTTACATCGTCCAGCGAGAGGCGGGACTTATCGACAACAGTAACGGACTTGGCCGCTGGCCCGCCAACTTGATACACGACGGCAGCGAGGAGGTGGTGGGGCTGTTTCCTGACACAAAAGGCGGCACGGCTGTTAGGCGCAACAGCGGCGGTCACACTTTCGGCGGCATATTTCCAAAGCCGCCAATGGATGACCTCGGCTATGGCGACTCCGGCTCTGCCGCCCGCTTCTTCTACTGCGCGAAGGCGAGCGCGAAAGACCGCGATGAAGGCGTGGCAGGCGTGGCAGGCGGAATGTCTGGTCGCCGCGATGGAAGCATGGGAAGCATTACCATGCGGAAAAACACACACCCCACCGTCAAACCCACCGACCTGATGCGCTACCTTTGCCGCCTCGTCACCCCACCGGGCGGCACCGTCCTTGATCCGTTCATGGGGTCAGGCTCAACGGGTAAAGCCGCGATGCTGGAAGGCTTTGACTTCATCGGCATCGAACGAGACGCCGAGTATGTCAAGATTGCCGAAGCGCGGATTGGTGCGGCACGCAGGCTGCTTTGATACAATACGCGCATAAACACGGCTATTGTTTCACACAATAAACAATTCAGGAATATTTACCTATGCCAGCAGGTCGCCCCAAAGGTAGCCCTAACAAGGCCACAGCCGCCGCACGGGAGGCTATAGCGCGATTCGTGGACGGCAACGCAGACCGCCTACAGGGGTGGTTAGACGAGATACACCGCGACCGTGGAGCAGAGGCGGCGTTCGGCTGCTTTACCTCGTTGCTGGAATACCATGTGCCGAAGTTGCAGCGCAGCGAGGTCACGGGCAAGGACGGCGAAGCGCAGCGCATAGTAATCACATGGGGCAATCCCGTTGACTGAAATCGTCCTGCCGTACAACCCACGGCGGGCGTTTCTCCCTTTCCACGGCCGCACGAAGCGGTGGGCCTGCCTCGTCGCGCATCGCAGAGCCGGTAAAACAGTCGCAGCGGTAAACGACATTATCCGCGCTGCCGTGATGTATACCGGGCCTAACGGTTTGTTCGGGTATGTCGCGCCTTACCAGAATCAGGCTAGGCGCATCGCGTGGGACTACTTCAAGTTCTACGCCGCCCCGCTGATCGCGGACGCTAACGAGCAGATGATGACCCTAACGCTACTCAACGGCGCAAAGGTCGGGCTGTTCGGCGCAGACAACGCGGATGCCATGCGCGGTCTAGGCTTCAGCGGCATTTACCTCGACGAGTACGGCGACTTTCGGCCCTCGGTGTTCGGTAATGTCATACGCCCTGCGCTATCGGACAAGCAGGGGTGGGCGGTATTCGCCGGTACGCCAAAGGGCAAGAATCAATTTTGGGACATTTACCAGACGGCGCAGCGGATACCCGACGAGTGGTTCATGCTGCGGCTCCCGGCCTCGACAAGCGGCCTGCTGCCGGTGTCGGAACTCAACGCAGCACGGGCGCAATTGAGCGAAGACCAGTACTTGCAGGAATACGAGTGTTCTTTTGAAGCCGCCATCCTCGGCGCGTTCTACGGTAAAGAAATGCGCGAGGCGCAAGATCAGGGACGCATCGGGCGCGTCAAGCACGACGAGCATCTAAAGGTCTATACCGCATGGGACTTGGGTTACAAGGACGATACCGCCATCTGGTTTTACCAAGTGCTGCGCGGCGAGGTGCGCGTCATCGACTTTTACTCGGTCAGCGGCGCAAGCATTGAGCAGATAGCGGATGCCGTAAAGGTAAAGCCCTACCGCTACGCCAAACACTACTTGCCGCATGACGCTAGAGCAAAGACGCTAGCGGCTGCGGGTAAAAGCATCATCGAACAACTGGCATCGCATCTAGGCTTTGCGAACCTTGCCGTGGTGCCTGAACTGTCCGTGCAGGACGGCATCCAAGCGGTGCGTCAGGTCTTGCCGCGCTGCTGGTTCAACGAGGACGGGTGCAGGGACGGCATCGAAGCGTTGCGGCAGTATCAGCGCGAGTACGACGAGGACAAGAAAGCGTTTAGGCAGACGCCGCGCCACGATTGGGCTTCGCATCCGGCAGACGCATTTCGTATGCTAGCATTGGCATACAGAGAGGACGCGCCGACAACGGAGCGCCCTGCGGAACCTCGACCGCTGATGGTCGGGCCAACCAACACCGCTACGCTCAACGATATGTGGGCGACGGCGCAGACGAGTCGGAGAACACGGATATGAGTACGGCTGATCCCTACCGCTTCCAATACGAAACGGTCGCGGCCTCGCAGACTAACCAAGTCCTCGGCGGCACGGGTGCAATCGGTGACTACCTGCACCGCATTATCGTTGTTGTGAACACCGCCGCCACCTCGACGGTTACGATTCTCGACAACGCAATCACGGTCTTTACGATGCCAGCCACCACCCCGGTCGGCGTGTATAGCCTAGAGGTGAACGCTGTTAGCGCCTCGGGTGCGTGGCGCGTGACCACGGGCGCGGGCGTGACTGTCGCCGCTGTGGGCATCTTCTCGGCGTAATGGCTGACCGTCGCCGCATCGCTGCTGCGCTGGAGTACCTCGGTGCCATGCGCGACCGGGCGGCAGAGTTCGGCTCTGGCGTAGCGGGTACGCTTGCCAATCGTGCGCGTGACGTTGGCGGTATGGCCTACGAAGCCTTGACGAGCGACCCCAACATCGGACGGATGAACACCGCAGAGTTTTCCGATGCCGCCGCTGCCCGCGCCCCTACGCCGCGCCTTGATGCCACGGCGCAAGGCTTTGGCGCATTGGGCAAAGGATTAATAACGCAACCGATCCAGACGGGCAAAGCGGTTCTTGTTGACCCCATCGTAAATGCGTTTGAAAGCCCTCGGGCGATGGGTCAATTTGCGGGTGAGGTTATCAACCCGCTGCGCCTTGCGTCTGCGTTGCGCCGTGGGCCGATGTTGGAACTGGAGGGCTATCAAGGCTCCCCGCACAAGTTTGAGCCTACGCCAGACAATCCGTTGGGCGAACTTGACTCGTCGAAGATTGGTACGGGCGAGGGAGCGCAGGCTTACGGGCATGGGCATTACATAGCCGAAAACAGAAACATTGGCGAGACTTACCGGAAAGCATTGTCAGAAGATGTAATTTTGATAGACGGGAAAAAAATTGCCGCAAAGCGCGGGCAAGGCTCCGTAAACGACCCCGAATCAATCGCTATTAATGAAATCCTTGCTGCACACGACGGGCAGCACGAAGATCCGTTCCGCACCGCTATTGACCGATTGGGCGGGCAGTATGGACCGCGCAATGAAAATTACGCAAAAGCGATAGAAATTGCTCGGGAATGGCGAAGGAAAGGCGCAACCGTTGAAACTGGCGGCCACCTCTACACCCTCGACCTCCCCGACGAGATGATTGACCGTATGCTTGATTGGGATAAGCCGTTGAGTGAGCAGTCGCCAAGCATATTAGCGGCATTGGAAAAGTCAAAAAACAAACAAATTCGCGCAATGCTTGAATACGCAAAAACTCCATATGCAAGCGCAGGCATTGAAGGCGAAACAAAAACAATGGGCGAAGCATATCGGCTATTGAGCATGAATTTGTCTAATCGCGCCAATGCAGAAAGCGTAAAAGCATCAAAGTTGCTTCAAGAGGCAGGAATCCCCGGCATTCGCTACCTAGACGCAGGCAGTCGCGGTAAGGACGGCACCGGAACGCGCAATTTTGTCGTGTTCCCCGGTGAGGAAAAGAAGGTCAAAATCTTGAGGCGCGAATGATGGAAATTGAAACCAGCCCCGTGCAAAAGTGGCTCGGCGTCATCGCGTCGTATGACTCCGAGTTTGGCAAGTGGGAAGCGCGGGCGAAGAAGATTCTGAAGCGGTACCGCGATGACACTCGCGGGCAGACGAACAACGAAACCGCCAAGTTCAACATCCTCTGGTCGAATGTCCAGACGCTTGTGCCTGCGGTGTTCGCCCGGTTGCCGAAGGCCGATGTATCGCGGCGGTTTGGCGACAACGATCCGGTAGGGCGTGTAGCGGCTACGCTTGTCGAGCGGGCGCTAGACTTTGAGATTGAGCATTACCCCGATTTCCGCGCTGCCATGCGGTATGCGGTCGAGGACAGGTTCCTCCCCGGTCGCGGCATCGCATGGGTGCGGTACGAGCCGCACGTTACGCGCATCGGCGTGGGCGATGAAGGGTTGCAGGCGACCGAGGACGTCGAGGGCGCGGATTTGGAGCGCATCGAATACGAGTGCGCCCCCGCCGATTACGTCCATTGGAAGGACTTTGGACACTCTACGGCGCGGACGTGGGAGGAAGTGACCTGCGTATGGCGGTGGGTGTACATGACCCATGAAGCCCTCGTAGAGCGTTTCGGAGAGGACAAGGCAAAGGTCATCCCGCTGGACTCTGGCCCTGAGCCGCTTAACGCCTACAACGAGCGCAAGCGGGTAAACAACCGCGCCAAGATATGCGAACTGTGGGACAAGACCACCAAGCGCGTGTTCTGGTTCTGCAAGGGCTACCCGCAGATCATCGACGAGCGCGACGACCCGCTTGGTCTGGAAGGCTTTTTTCCTTGCCCTCGCCCGCTGTACGCCACCACGACGAGCGACACGCTGGTTCCGGTGCCGGACTTCACGCTTTACCAAGACCAAGCCGCCGAGTTGGATATCCTGTCTGACCGCATCGACGGACTGGTTAAGGCTCTGCGCGTTCGCGGCGTGTATGACGCATCGCAACCGGCTTTGC